TGTTACTCCTATTCCTCCGTTGTCTTGCAAGCAGTAGTAAGTAACACCGTTGTGGTTAACAAAGTCTCCACCGTTATCTACATAGCTACCAAGTGCTCCGCTTACTGTACCTGCTGTAGCTGTTGTCCTTGTAAAGTTTTTGAATGTACCACCTTTTGTGTATACTTCTACATTAACAGGATCATAAGGGAAACCGCTGATTGTAGTAGTTTTAGCAGAAGAGCTGTAAGCAACAGTTAATATGTTTATATCGCTTTCATCTTTAGCGTCACCTGCTATCCTGCTATCAAGGTACAACTTATAAGTAAGCCCGTCATCAACAAGCCCGTTCTCCATTGTAGCTTTCTCTAGATGTAAGCCCTCTGTGTCCTCCGTCAGTAATAACAAGTCGGAGTCTATAAAGTCAAAGCCTCGTATCTTACGGCTATATGTAAACTTCATCCAAGCACTCTGTATCTTCTCCTTGTTCTGCCAGTAGTACTTGTAAACAAACAATGTGTAGTCGTCAGTGCTAGACTGAGCTACTATCATGTTCTCAGAAGCTGTACCTACAAGATGCGTAATGTTAGAAGGTATAAGCTTAGGCACTTGTGCTGTTATCTCGTTAGCCTCAAACACCTCAGTATTGTTATCAACAAAGTACTCATACATCCCCTCAAACGCATCACGCTTAAATGGGAAGTATATGTAGTTACCAAGTGCAACAGGGTCTATATTGTCTGATATATCGTACTCTGTAACAGGTGATATACTTACAGTCTTAGGAGTCAACAAGTCAGCACCTCTCAACACAAACTGAGACTGCCTACTAAATAACATAAGCTTCTCTTGGAAAGGTAGAGCGTGTTGCAGTTGTGCTACTTTTGTGTGACTGAGTCCTACATCTATAGGGGCAGAGTCAAGTAACTGCTGAGTAGTAGTACGGAAAAAGTTAAAGTACTCATCGGCCTCACTGAAGATAATGTTACTGTCAGTTAGAAAGCCTAAGCGGTTCTTAAAGAAGAAGACATCGTTAATGGTTCTGTTTACATCTCCTTCATAAGTCTCCCCGCCTGTCCACGTTTCTGTATTAGGAGGAGCTGCATCAACCGCTACCCAATAAGCTGCATCTGTTGGAAGGATTGTAGCGTCTGTGTGTTTTACCGTACACCTGTAACCTCGTTCTCTATATGCAGTGCCTCCTGCCCAAGCTCCCGTACCTGCTGGAACAACTGCAACCGGTTTCCAGTATTCTGTGTTAGTCGGGTCTATATTAGCATCTTCGTGATCTCTTATACATCTGTAATTATTAGCAGCAAAAGTAACAAAGTCTCCATAGACAACAAAAGCACCGTCTGTGGATGTAAAGCTAGGAAAAGGATTACTTAAACCATCACCAGCACTGCGAGATTTCCATCCTTTAGTTGAAGGTGCTTCTAAGGTTAAACTTTCTTCGGGGCTTTCTAAAACAAAACTAGTGACATTACCGTTTGTAAGTTGAGGTACTAAAACGATAGGCATGGTGTTGATGTCGAATCTAGAAGCAGTACCTCTTCGAGGTGTCGTATCACTATCATCTAAGTACCACCCTTCCGTCTCTACCCAACTGCCTTCACCAAACTCCTCACCATCTTTTGTTTTAAATTGTACGTAATAGTCGTCTTGTTCTAACTCAGCATCCCCTATTACTTTAACCCTAAACTTATCAAAGCACTCAGCAGGTAAATCTGTAATACTTTTTACTTCTTTATAAATAACCCCTAAACCTTGATCAGCTAAACCGTCACTAGACCTAATAGAAAAGTCTACAGATTGGCTTAGTATTTTTATAAGACTACCCTCTCTAGTTATATTAAAAGTAGGAGTAGTGCCTATTGTTATTGTAACTTCCCCAGCAGTAGGAGGTGTAGGGGTCGGCACAGATGATATTTTAGTTGAACTGCCCAGCAGGACATCCCACCATCCTCTATTGTAGTAATACTCTTGAAAGTTTAAAACAGGAGCTACATAAGTAGGGTCAGTAGACGCTATATAACCTGTACCTACACTTGTAAGTTCTAAGGAAACTATAGAACCGTCTACAACTTTAGCTTCACCTTTGGCACTAGAGTTAGTAACACCCAATATTGTTTGGTCTACCGTAAATCTTAATTTTACTGGGTAATTTACTTCATAACCAGATGTATTGATGAGGTTAGCACCCAACCTGTTAAAGTATCCAGCACTAGAGTTTACAGCGTCTACACTTACCGAAGTCACTCCGATATTCGCAACAGTGCCTGATGTACCGTAAGAACTATTCAAACAGGTTTCTAAGTCTTTAGCTATAAACTCCGTATCTGCGTGTTTACCTGCGTGAGTCCCTGCACTAGGCCCACTAATATATGTAGCCGCTTGATGGGAAGTACTGGTATACTTATGTTGATTGTGCAACCCAGCGTCTACCGGAACTAAAGCTCCGTTGATATATATACTGTAAGCCTTCTCGTAGTCTCCAAGCTTGACAGCTATTAATGCTTCCTTTCTTAGGGGGGCTGTATATAAAGTCGGATCACTTCTTACCGCCTTCTTCTTATTAACAAGAAATGTATAGTCAGCTACTGTCAGTGCTTTTAAGTCTTCTCTAGGATTTGTTATACCGCTTAGGTAACTAGCAGCAGTAGCAGTAGCAGAGACAGGAATCCTTACTCCATCTTCTGTACTTAACACACCAAGACTTACATTAGCACCATTCAGAGAGACAGCTACTACATACTTATTCGACTCATCTCTCTTAACAAAATGAGTAAACAGGTCGTTATCTGTGTCTACTCTATTCTCTGTCTTCTTTACGTACTCAGTAGGAGGACGCTTCACCAAACCCTCAACAACAGTAGACCAAGCATTTATCTGCTCATCACTTTGACCGGGATACCTTAAGTTGTCAGGCTGTTGCGATATGCCTTGGACAAGGTTCGGTACACTTGTTACGAGTAACGGCATCGTCTATCTGTCTAGCACTCGGAGTACGCTGTAGTTGTCGAATATAGTTCTGTCAGAAGCTTCAGCGTCGCTATCGACTGCTCTAGCTTTAGCTTCTATCTCATCTCTCAAAGCAAAGCCTTCTATCTCCCTACTGCCTAAAAAGCGGTTGGAAAAGATACGGGCTGCTTTAACAGTAATGTAATGTCGGAACTGCTCAGGTAAATCTGTAAAGTCCAACTCGAAAGTAATGGAGGCTTTAACCTCCTTAGACCAGACATCCGTGTGCTTCTTGCGGTCATACAATGTAAGTCCACGCTGCACAGGGTCTGAGTCTGTATAAATTTGTGGGTCTAAGTCTACCCTTAGTGTGTTACTCGGCAGGTTTATCTTACTAGTACCTGCGTCAGGAGTTAACACATAGTTATGTTCCGTATTGAAATGCCACCCTTCTGATTGGATAGCTCTGTTTGTTTCGTCTAATACGGTTTCTGCTTGGACAACTGTTACCGGTACGCTTGTACCTCCTAATGTATTTACAGGAGCTTCTCCTATAACGGAGATCATTGTGTTAACAGCGTTTAATTTAGTAGTCAGTGCCATAGCTTTAAATAGAAAAGAAAGAGTTCTCGGTAGAGGGGAGCGGAACGAATCGCAGACCTCCCCAGCACCGAGAGAGAGTGGTTACTTCTGAAGCTCGATAGCACACTCAGGACGGAGAACTCCGTGACCCATTGCGTACTTAGCTACGAAAAGCGTACCTTGACGCTCGATCTGATACTCGGATTCGGTAGCGAGATCAAGCAGTTTAACGGTTCCAACAGCAGCACTGTGAGCAACGATACCAAGAGTATTGGTGAAGTTACCGTTGTATCCGCTGCCACCTATCCCAAAGACATCATTGTCAGCAGCTCCGTCGCCAGTAGCAACAGCAGACAAATCAGTTGAAGGGATGTGGTTGGATTTGTAGATTGTGATACCAGCAACTTGTGGAATCGATCCAGAAGCGATGCTTCCTAAACCTCCGACGTCTTTATTGACAGCAGAAGTAGAGATAGCCAACGCACCAGCACCACCAGTGATTAACTTGTAGTACTCTTGTGGACGCAACACGCAGAAACGACCGTCACTAGGAACGTCATTCTCGTCAAGCTTTTGAGCAGCTGTGAAAAGAGCAGCTGTTAACTCAGCACCTGTTGGATCTGTGTTGTCAGCGTCGTCTGAAGAATCAGCTCCGTCGCCCATTACGTTAGCAGAAACATCAAGGATACCTCCTACTTTACCACCTGTGATAACAGCAGCCGAACGAGCAGCAGCGATAAACACTTTGGATATAGCAGTGTCAAAACGAACAGCAAGAGCCTTACCCAACTCGTTAGCGTAAACGCTGCGGATGTCGTAGTGGTTCTTTACGTCGTCGATGTTTGATAAGAAAGTAGAAGCAAGAAGCATCTTATCGATGTTAATTACTTTCTCTGCTTTCCTGATGTCGCTGAGGTAGCTGTTACCACTGTCGGCAATGTTTTCACCGGGTGTGTGGTAGTCAGCAGAAGCAACTCCTGTTACAGGGAACTGGGCGGATTTACCGCTTTCGATTGTTCTGATTGTGTGAAGAGGCTTGAAGATGTTGGATTCTTCGAAGGTCTGCAAGATTTCACCGCTGAACTTTTTAAGGAACAAAGCGTTATCTTGTGCAAAACTTCCGTCCGATGTTGCATCTACAAAACCTACTCTTGAGGGGGATGTATCGCCATTAGCCATATTATATAATCTCCTATGTTGTAGTTATTTGTTAGTTATGTTTGGGTGACTTTCACTTCTTTCGTCAACACAGGATTGTCTACCGCAGTAGGTCGAGGGACTAATTGTCGCTAGTTGTCTAAAAATTATTACTATAAGTAAAAACAAAAAGTTCTTGACTGTCAACCTCTTCGACCGCTTGGGCCAAAATAAAAGCCTAAGATACAAGGTAGTATTACTGTGCATCCCATAAGGCTGATGTGTCCAGAAGAAATAGTGAGTGGCTCCTGAGCTGCTTGCCAACTGATGAGTCCAAAAAGGAACTCGTTGACTCCTTCTCCGTCTGCATTTGTGATGGTGACGATCTCTGCTGTGGGGAAGAGGGTGCAGAGGATGATACACGCACAGAGCGTAGACACCCCGATAACAGCAAGCACACGACGAGTAAAAGAAACAAATTCGCCATTACCTCCTTTATTGATTTCAGCTTGTAGTCCAAGGAAATTATCATTGTTACGAGCCTCTCTCGCCATTTCAAGATCGTGTTTTTGTTGCTTGCTTTCAAAGATATAGCCGAACACACCTTTAAGAATAGCACCCATAGCCGTACTACCACCGCCCGTGATGAACAACATAAGTAACTCACCCATCTCATTTAATCCCTTCTACTTTATCTCGTAGCCTATCCAGCTCTTTCTCTAGGTACTTCAATCTCTCAAACTGTTGATGGTCAGATGTTATCGGAGCGTCTTGCATCTCTAATAAATGATTAAGGTCTGCTTTTGATTGTTCAGCAAACTTCTCAATATGCATCATGCGAGCGGACAAATCGCCTAGTAATGTACCTTCGTGCTGTACTCTATCAAGACTGCTGTCTAGTACCATTAGTTTATTCCAGACCACACTGTACCCCCAAACACACGTCCCAACAATAGCGATAACTTTCGCCATAAACGCTAGGTTGGCTTTGACCTGTACGTTTTCTCCTATTTCTGTTGCCATGTTTTTAAACATAACGATGAATCTAGAAGGTCAGCAAACTAAAAAGAAGGACGGCCTTGGAACATCTCTTTAAAAAAACCTATGCAAACCAATAAGCACAGGGGAAAAATTACAGAAGTCCAAGACCGTCACACACACATCTTTATGAATTAACTTATAGTCTACTCACAGAAAGTCTTCTGTCAATCTCTTCGTGATAAGCTTTATCTCCTGACTTATATCGAGGATCAGACTGAGCACGGGCTAGTTCCTGCATTGACTTAAAAGGCATAGTAGAACCACCAGTAACAGCTCCTTGTACAAGTTTAGGTGAGGAACCATTAGCTTGTGTATATCTATCATAAAGAGATTTAACTGCGAACTTAGCTTGTTCTTTAGTCCCCGTAGTAACAATATCATCAAATGCATTTATCTCCTCCTGTTCCAAGTTGTCGTTAGCCCACTCAGCCATAGCGTCAAACTGTCCGTTGGCTACACTCTTTATTTCTCCTTCTTCAGTTTGTAACAAAGCTTGTTGACCAGCTGCATAACTATCGACTAACTCCTTCGGGAGCCCTGCTTTAGCAAGCTTCTCGTAAGTCTCCTCAGATAGCTGACCATCGTTTTCAAAGAACTCTTTAGAAGCATCGACAACAGCAGCATTATAGTCAGCGTTCTCGTTATCGTCAGGCTTGTCATCCTGTACATCTCCTTCATTCTCTTCTGTAGTTTCTGCTGGTTGTTCTTCGTTAGTGCCTTGTCCCATCTTTTTCTCAAGCTCGCTGTAAGCCTGTGCCATGTCTTCGGGACTCTTAAACTTCTCAGGTAACCAATCAGGTCTCTCCACCTGTTGCTCCTCGCCAGCTTGTTCTTCCGATATTGTTCCCACAGCTTCTGCTGCGTCATCGGGTTCAATCTCGCCTTGCACTTTCTCATTAATCTCTACTCGGTGTAATTCTGCCATCTCTTTTTATTCTTCCTGTTCTTGTTGTTGTGATGCCATGTACTGCTCCTGTGCTGCGTTGACGGCAGGTGCGACTGCGGGTGCTCCGAGTTTCTGTGCCATCTCCATCATCTGAGCTTGCTGCATAGCTTGTTGTATTTCTTCTTCCGTCTTGATCAAGCCTTCGGTCTCAATGCCTAGAGCTGTAGCACGACGTTTAAAGTAGTCGTTAACATTTAAGTATTGTGTAACTGCTTGTGGGCCAACTACTTGGTTAGCTCCTGCAAGGAATAGATCGAGTCGTTGTAAGTCGTTACCTCTACCCAAAGCTTCTACTCCTGTAACAATAGTAGGCTTAACAATATCTTTAGGTAGCTTAGGCAGCCTCTTCTCTTTGGACATCTTATCCATCAAGCGAGTAACGATAGGTAGCTGTAGCTCCTGTGATAACAAAGAGTAAAGACCACCAAGTGCAGCTTCTAACTCCTGTCCTAGCATCCGTATCTCTTCTGCTGTCACACGCTCTGCATCTCTTACCACACCGCTCGTCAACAGGAATGCTTGGCTCAGTCTATCTGTTATACCTTGCATGGTTGTTTGAGCAGTACGGAAGTCGTTGAACTTGTTAAGCTGTAGTACAGATACATCTCCCTCACTGCCTTGCACGATAGCTCCGTTAGGGGCCTCTGCTAATGTACGGGAGCGAGTAGTACCGTTAGGATTAACCATGAACAATACCTTAGCTGCTGCTGCACTACCTTCTACGATTGCTTTTGTTAAAGCTTCAAGGGACTTGATGTCACCAATGTACTCCTCTACAAAACCTCTGCCGTAATCTTCTCCGTCTATCTGTGTATACCGTAAAGGTAACCAAGGCGACTTATCAATAGGATACTCTCCTATACTTTCCTCAATAACAATACCTTTAACATCTTGTTGTACTTTAAACTTATCTCCTTCTCGTACAACTGAGGTGTATAGGTCGCAGCTGTTCTCCTTCTCCTGACGATATACTTCTTCTCTTACAGACTCAGGCAACATCATAGGTGCTACCGTTTCTTTAATAGCTATGTGTGTAACATTACCCATTGGGTCTCTCTTCACAACATAACGATCAAGACGGAACACACGCATACCACCCTCATCAGGTAAGTACAGCAGACTGTTACCACTGATAAGTAAGTTCTTTAGTGCTTGGAATATACCGTTCCTAAAGTTCTGTACTTCAACCTCTTGTGACACACTACGCTCTACATCAGCTAAAGCTTTCTCAAGGTCACTGCGTAACTGCTCTGCTCCCTCTGGCCCTAGCTCCTGCTTTGCTTTGTCCAACTCGTAGCGGTCAATAACCAAGCGGAAGAACGGAGCGTTAGGTGGAAGTAATGCCAGTAATAACTTAGACGATAAGTTCAGTACACCTCTAGCTCCTATGCCTTGATAAGGTGTGTAGTACTTAGTAGCAAAGTTGTGACCGTCAGGTGGCAGAACATACGGCAGGGTCAACTCAGAAGAGGTACGACCTCGATCTAAGAAAGAGTACCGTTGATTCTCTAACGAGTGATATAACCCTTGTGCTGTTTCGTGCATAAGTATTAATGAAGAGCGATCCAAACACCATTAGCGTAACCGTAGAACTTATTTAAATCTGTGTCGTATACCATCTCACCGTTTGTGGGCGAGGCTATAGCATTACGCTGTGCTGTTGTCATTCTTGGCATGATCACACCACCTGTAGTAGAAGATACTTCAAGAGGAGCACTAGGACTCGTAGTACCAATACCAACATCGCCGTCTTGTTGTATATACACCCTTGGCTCTAATGCAGCACTACCTTCAGCAGCAGTTGATAAGATTAGAGCAGTACCCCCACCTACGCCTCTGTATTCAGCATTGATTTTAGCACGAATACCGTCTGCGTTTGTGCTCGCATCATTACCTTTAAATTCTATTGCACCTAAAGATTGACCGACACTCGCTGAACTGTCTGTGTTTTCGATTAAAACAGTAGGGGCGACAGCAGCTTCGATATGAAGCTTCTCTTCAGGACTCGTAGTACCAATACCAACATTGTCCGTACTGATTGCTAGAGCTGTAGCGTTACCTGCTCCGTCTTGAATTGCTAAGGCGGAAGAGCCTGTGTTTCCTGCTATACCGTCGGTATAAGCGTTTACTTGAAGTAAGCCTTTATAAGTATTTGCTGGTGTTGTTCCTGTTAAGTCTGCCATTTTATATATAAGTGTTAAGTGTTATGTCATGTTGTCCCATGAGCGGGAGCTGAAGGTTTCCCAATTTGTGCGTAGGAAGTTGTAGTTGTGAGTGCTGTAGTATACTTGCCAGTCCGTGCCGTCGTAAACCATAATCGCATCTATGTCAGTAGCGTATCTAACTGTACCGACTAGAGGTGCTGTGGCTACAATGTCATCAAACAATCCGGGCTGTCCTCGCAAAGTCTGATCAGCTGGTACATCAAAACCATACAGTTTCTCAAACGCAGGACGAGCAAACCCATTAGGTAAACCTAACAAGCGACTCGGCTTGAGCTGCTCAGCTGGATATACGTTTAACATTAAAGAGAGTCAACACTACCTGTAGCGTAGACGCTGTGTGTACCGCTAGTATAAGCACTGATGTTACCTCTGATCTTTTCGTAGTGTCCGTGGTCATCACGAATCATAAACGATCCGACAGCACTTACGTCTTGGCTGTGTATTACAAACCAGAGACCACCGATGTAGGCTTCAATGTTAATAGTCGCTGTTCCTACGACGGTCGTTGCTATTACAAACGTCCATCCCTTAGAACGCTCGACTGAGAATGCATTACCTGCCCCTGCTGAAGTAGCATCTGAAAGCAATGTCTTTTTGTCTAGTGCGCGAAGGCTCATATATATTTATCTCCTGTATTGTTATTATGTTGGTAAATTAACACCTGTTCCTCCACCCATGCCAGCTCCAATAGTAGGACGACGACGAGCAGTCAACTTTTGTGTACCTCTGCGACGCTTAGTAGCTGCTTGTGGTCTAGCTTTAGACGGTGCAGCTTTCTCTGCCATAGCCAACGGAGGCGGGGGTGGGGCAGGAGGTGGAGCAGGTGGTGGCATCTTAGGTGTGGAAAAGCACATAGTTAATCCTTTGTTATAATATTGTCTTGAAGTTGTTCGTCGTAAATCTGTCGTAGATAATTAATTACACTACGTTGTCCTGACTTATACCATACCATTCTGTCGTCATCCGTCAAGTCTGCACATTTATCAGGAAACAATTTGTCAAGCTTATCTATCAAGTTTTTTGACAGAGCGGGTAGTACTACTTCTTCAGTATTCATTGTTCTCTATATGATATATTATCTAACTCTTGTGGTAGTTTGCCATCTTTTATTTGTTGCTCCGTCCATATCCAAGCTGAAGCATTCCATAAGATAGCACCTGCATGATCCTCTGTCTCATCTCCCTCAGCCAGTGCTAGAAGGTGGCGGAACATGGAGTCGTAGAGTCGGGAAAGCGGGAATCCTTTCTGCCAATTATTGTCTCCGTACATCTTTCCTCCTTCTTCAAATCGTCGGGCAAGAGAGCGTAAGGCGACTGGAGGTATAAGGTTGGGTCGTCCGCGTCCAGTGTCCCCGTCACGCTTGCTGCCTGTGGTGAAATCTTTAGTATATCCTTGGTTTGGTAGTTTCTCGGTGTCCATAAGTTCTTTATTACTTTCTTTCTTTGGTTGTAGTTTTCTGTGCGTAACAGCCTAGCCATCCACGCATTTGTCAGTGCATCTTCTTCTGTTAGTCCTGCTTTCTCGTACATAGCTACGACAGTCTCCCATGTATAGCCGTTGGCATCAAGTGCTTTCTTTGCACCGACTGGCCCTACTTTAGGCACACCGCCAAAGCCGTCTGTTGAGTCACCTGTTATAGATTGTATGAGGTGGAAGTTATCTGCTTCTTCTTCTGATGGGTGATGGTACTCCTTCTTGTTATAGTCGTAGAAGATACCGGGTACACTCTTGAAGTCTTTATCTATACTTACAATGATTGTCTCCTCATCCATACATCTGTCAGTAGCTAAGATAGATAACACATCATCCGCTTCTAAGTTAGGCCACAGCTGTGCATCTAAATCTGTAAGCATCCACTTCTTTACCTCCTTCAGTATGATAGGCAGTCGTGACTTAGACCTGTTAGATTTATAGCTTGGGTATAGTTTGCGACGGAAGTTAGCACGGTCAGTCAAAGCTACCACTACCTCATCTGCTCCGATCAAGTCTTTAAACTCAACGATGCGATTAAGTATTCTGTTCTTTGCTATGGTCATATCAGCGTGGACTGTCCACATCTCATCCTTCCACTCGATTGATTCTTCTGCGACGACTGATCCTTCAAACGCTAGGACATCTCCGTCGATTAGTAATGTTTTATTATTCATAGAATACGCTCCAGTTCTCTTGGTACTTTTTATGTTTTCCTTTGCTTGATGGTTCAGGGTTTAGCTTTATTGTTTTACCTGCTATCTCGTCGCGA